TGTACACCAGGACATGACGAGTGGTCATATGTTTGGTTTATAGAAAAGGATGGTACAAATGTCAGCAGAGAAAACTGTACAAAGTAAAGATTGGCGAGAGAGAAGAATCGCTGCCATCAACAGACAAATTGATAAATTTAAGGGAACTAGAGATATAAATGAATACTATGCAGATGAGCACCTACAAATTTGTCAAAGTAAATGTAAAACTAAAGCGGAGTATAAGATATGGACACAAAAAAATGGAAAAGTGTAGCCGTAGATATTGATAATTATAAAATTATTACTGCTATGGGCGAAAAAGGTTTTAGAAGACCAGGGGCAATGATAGCAAAACTTGTTGACTCTGAACTTAAAACCATTGCAAAAAAGACAGGTAAATCGGTTGATAAACTTAGGGCTGATTTATTAGTACAAGGAGGACGTAAATTAAATGGACGATAGTAATAATAAAACGACAAAGAATGAAAAGATAACAATCGAGATCAATGAGTCCACAAAAGGTAAGACCCATGCTATGGCGATAGAACTAGCGCTTACATTAAGCAAACAGTTGGAACCATGGAAAAGGCACGTAAAAGGGCTGACGATAAAGAAAAATAATAGAATTTTCAAAAAAGTATCTTAATCAAGATATTGTGGGGTAGGTATAAGAAAACACTTGATCTTGTGCCTACCTTTTGTTACAGATCACATGTATTCCTCATAACCTTATGAAAAGTAGAGGTTTCAATCTACTTAGATTACCGAACACCGAACAGAACATTTTTTTAATTATTAATTAGGAGATTGTTTTGGCAGAAAAAAAGCGAAAGCCATTGAGCGAAGTATTTGATCAGGGTTTAGAAAAGTTAGTGATGATAAGTCCTAACAAAAAAACCTATGATGAGATTACTTCAATAATGTTTCAGCTTTATAATGGTAATGATTACGGTATGGGGAACTATAGTCTACAGTTTTTTGATAAAACTGAGAGAGCTTGGCGACAAGGACGAAAAAAAGTTGCAAAAAACTTAGGATTGTCCTTGGTTAAGAATGTATAGCCACCAGTTACCATATCCATATCTAGTCCTTTCCAAAACTGGTGGTTATGCAAATGAGTTTATTCGATAAAGTTTATGATCAAGGGCTGCATGATGTTGCAGCAATGGACGGTTACGAAAGAACTCAATTCATGAACGATATCTATAACGACTATAAAATGTGTAAAGATCTCCGACAAACGCGCATGGAGGCATTTTATCTTGAGTTACTCACCAAACTTATTAAAGATTATGGGAACTAGTATCGCTACAGAGATAGTAAAGACACCTCCTAGATCTGAAAATAGATTATATCAAGCTATTATTGTTCAGGCATTTGAAGATTGCTTGTATACATTAGGCGGTAAAAATGAGGCTTATAATAAAAAAGAAGCTCATGAGTGGTTTATGAATAAAGGCAAAGATTTTACTATTATTTGTGATCTTGCTAACCTAGATCCTGACCGTGTTCATGCTAGATATAAGTGGTGTTTAGAGAATAAAGTGATTGTTTTCACAGAAATACAGTGTTATTGGATTGAGTATAAGAACGAATATAAAAATTATAGGGCTGCTAATTCTAAAGAAGATAGAAGAAGCATTAAAGAAAGGATCGACCAGATAAGATATAAACTAAAACTAAAGGATAAAAAGAAATGAGACTAAAACTATTAAAAGCATTAGAAGATAAATATCATAGTAAAATTAGTGAAGCTGAGGCAACGATTGAAATATACCTTACTAAATCAGTAGGGATTGGTGAGCATCCGCAGCACGTTGAGGAGTTAGATAAGCAAGTTGATATTATTGCTCAGAATGAAGAAAAGTTAGGTGTTATACATAGATTAAAACAATGAAAGAACTAGTTATTAGTTTAATGATACTAGTGGGTGGTAATAAAATTGAGACTAGAAATATTACTATTTACGAATCTTGTTATACATGGTATCAGAAGAACGTGGAAATGACTGAGAAAAAGACTACCTTGTTTAGCCGAAGATCTTATCATTTGTACCAGGGCCAACGTGTTGTTGGTTATATTTGTAGTGATAGGATGCCTAAGTGAGTATAAGAAAAAAAATTTGTGCGAGATTAAGATTAAACTGGATGAGAACTGCTTACGTAGGTTTGGCATTTGTCTGGTCTTTTTTAATTTATGTCCCCTTTAAATAAAATAAACATTGCAGCTTTAAACTGGGAAAGAACTAGAGATCCTAAATATAAAAAAGAATGGTATACTTTGATAAGGAGATGGTCTGAATCTATCCGAAAAAAACCCAAGCAAATATCAGACTACAAGTGGCCGTTGTTAAAATAAAAAAAGTAAAATCATCGAATTGCATAATTCTAACTAGTGATAGGGCAACATGTAATAACCTTTTCTAGGGGAAAAGATGTCGAGAGAGCATGCTACCCTATCGAACATAGTTATGTCATGTGTCCTCCTATGATTTGTTTATAGCACAAAACACCGGACAACGGAACAAAAAAAGGGGGCTTCAGTCTCCCTTAGCCCCCTCAGATGATAACAAGAAAATGATTATAATCGCTCAAATTGTATAGTATTCGTCCGTCTAAATCAACGAATTCATCCATCTAGATCAAAGAATATACTATATAGATATTCTAGACCCCTTTGNAATTTTTTTTGACCCTACCCNAAAGTGGTGTATCTGGTGTATCTGATGATTATTATTGTTNNATANCAACACTTNTAATCGATTTTATGGTGTATCTGNNGGTGTATCCGTGGTGTATCTGGATACACCANANTANCAATATTTCNTTGCGTAGTGCAAAAATGTAGATTTGGGTAATCTAGTCGGGGGTTAAAATAATCTATATAATAAAAATTGACGGGTGGTAAAACTTAGGACATCGCTGAAGATGATCTTGATAACACCCGTCCCCATGTATAAAAGGAGAAATAATGGCAGCTAAATATTTTTTTGGGATAGCATATAAATACGGGAGACCTGTAGTACAGGGAGCTTCAAAGAAGTTTCAAAAACTGTTTGAGAAAGAATATGGTGAAGATAGAGCTGCAGGTTTAAGTACATCTTCTGCCTTTAAATCAGCAGCAGAAAAAATTAATAAAAAATTAAAAGAGTTCCCAAAGAAAGATAAATAATGGCATTAAAATCAAAAGAGTTAAGAACGATAGATGATTTAACTCCAAAGCAAAAGAAGTTTGTTGATATACTAGTAGCTAATTGGGGAGAAATTACAAAAGCTGAGGCTTGTAAAAGAGCTGGATATGAGGCTAAGAATGATAAAAATTTTTCCGATATTGGTAGTAGGCTCACAGTACGAAGACATAATCCACACGTAGTTAAATATTTAGACCAACAGTTAGAAAAAGCTAAGGCTAAATATGAAAAGGACAGATTACGTAGATACAAAAGATTAGAAAAATATGCAGATGCTGCTTATTCAGATAAGCAATATGCATCAGCTATTAATGCAGAATTTAGATCAGGGCAGTTGGCTGGTCTATATGTAGATAAGAAGGAAGTTAAAGTATCAGGATTGGAGGGTATGTCACGTGCAGAGCTTGAGAAGAAACTCGCAGAGCTTTCAAACAAGATCGATGGATTCAATGCCAAAACGATCGAAGTTGAGCCAGAGACAAAAGAATTATCTCAAAAGTAATAATTGGACATCTTTCATTACTGTTTTTAATGAGATTCATAATTCAGATCTAAACATAAACTTAGGTAAGATTAATGTTAAAACGGAAGAAAAGTAAATATAAACAAGCTGTCGTTGGTAATAAGAAATATTATTACTATAGAATTTATTGGCTCGATCCCTGCGGGGACGCTGGGCATAGAGATGCTGATGAGGTAAAAAAATTAAAACCCGCCAAAATGATTACACATGCGTTTATCTTTGATAAAGATAAGAAATATGTATGGACTTTTGCAAGTTATGATAGTGAAGCTGCCGTCTTCTCCGACTGCAATGTATTGTTGAGATCAAGCGTAACCAAACTTGAAAGAGTGCTTAACCGATCTGAATAAATTATGAGAAAGCGTGAGTCAAAGCTTTGGCAAAGAATAAAAAAACACATAACAAAACCTCATTTAATCCGCGTAGAATCTAATACTATCAATGGTATTCCTGACATAAATGGTTGTTGGAGTGGTAAAGAATTTTGGTTAGAACTTAAATCGGATAAAGTTGGATATCCTAAGCTATCAAAATGGCAAATTTCATGGATTAACAAACGAATCAAACATGGTGGTATAGTAATTATCTGCAATGAGACCCTCTTGGAGAAAAAGTTGAAACTTTACAGACCGTTGTCCGCGATTACTGACCCTCGTTTACTGAAACCTCGGTTCTCGTTCTCGTTTCCCGTACAATGGCCAGCGGTGCAGCGTGCCCTTCGCGTCTTCCTGCGGGAGCTCCCAGCAGCGGAAGCTCGTTCTCGTGACGAAGAACAACGAATCGGTGAAGAGATAGAAAGGCATCTGGGCAGCGTAACCAGTCAGGACTTGGAAGAGGCATAGTTCTCGTGTATTCTCGTTCTCGGGGGCCAACTTTTCTATCATTGTTTTCCGTTGAGCCCCCTTCAGGTCCTCCTGGCAGCGAAGCTCTCGTTCTCGTCCAAGAATCCTCGTTCTCGTTCACCGAATCGGTAATAAATGTGCACCTGCAGCTCAGTCTTCAGGAGCTGGTACATTGGTGGGAAGCTCTCGTTTCAGGAAAGGATAATGGTAATGATAAACTACATTAAAGCATCACGACTGCAGCCAGGAGCTGGTACAAAAAGTACCTGAACTTTTTTCTTGACTTATCTCCCATCTGGTCTTATGTATACCTGAACGAAAGGATAACAATGAAAACACATATAATCAAAGATGACGGTACGGTTACCGTGGTAGAAGGAAAAATAGAGGAGCTAGATGCAATGCAGAAGCTCGTGAAGGGGCCAATTGAAATAGTAAACGCAAGTATGCCTGCAGCGTCCCCTGTCCTGCCAGGAGGCAAAGATCTGAAAGAGATGATAGTGAATGAAGAAGGTCTCTTCAATGACTCGTTTAAAACGAATCAAAAAGCGCGGGAGCTTATTGCTCAAGGATTGGGCGTGGAGCTGGACAACATCCAAGACATCCGCGGAGATGTCTTCGTCACTGACGGATGGAGGATCGCGTGATTGCGTTCCTCGTGCTGCTCGTATTCATGTGGCCTAATATCATGGTGCCCCTGCTGGGTATCCTGGTGCTGACGGGTACACACTTGTTGTGAAGCTCTCGCTCGTTCTCGTTAGGAAAAGAGTTTGTTTATAACTATTCTAAAGTACACAGGTGTACCAGCAGCGAGCTATGCTTCAAACTTGTAATCTAAATTTTTTTCGTTTGACTTATCGGTGGGATATGATAAGACAATGGATAAAGATAACAAAAGGAGAATAACATGGGACTAGACCAATACGGACAAATAAGAAACAAAGAGATAGACTTTGAAAAAGTTTATTCAGATAAGTATGAGCCAACACTTCACGGATTTGTTTGGCGAAAGCACGCTCGACTTCAGCAATTTATGCAGAACATTTGGGCAAAACAAAACCCTGATAGCCAAGAGGCTATGAATGGTGATGATGAATTAGTGTTAACTAAAGACATCATAACCAACTTACGTAAAGAGATAGATGGGAATTACTACGGCTCGTTTTGTAGTGGTGGTTTTTTTTGGGGACATCAATTTCAAGAAGAAGCCGTTGAACATTACTCGAAGCAAGACGCACAATTTTGTGATTGGGCATTGGCACAAATAGAGAAAGGCGAAGAGGTCGTCTATACTTGCTCGTGGTAAATCTTGCGTTGTTAATAATGTCGTTATTTAAAAAGAATAGGAGGTAACTGATGGGATTTCTAATTTGGTTCTCACCAGCAATAATTATCTACATATTATTTTTGATGGAAATTATTAGTTTAGGTTCTGTTTCTAATTTGTTCTAACTTTGTCTGTGGAAAACCCATTATGAACAGGCAGACCCATAATGGACACAAAGTAGTTGAATTAAGTATGGGATATGATAAGACAGGCTATTACTAACACTAACAAAAGGAAAACAATGAGTAATACAGTTAGACGGCTAAAAGCTGACGAGAAAAAAATCGTTATGGCTTATGCTGTTAACAAACTGCAACTTAATCGTTTATCTAAAGAGTTAGATAAAATGAAACAAAACTTGGTTGATGTTTTTGAGAGAACAAAACAAAACCTAGTGATTGTTCAAGACGAAAATGGTTGTAGTTATGGAGTGCAGAAAATCAGACGTAAAAGAAAAAAGTTTGAAACTGCTAACTTCAAAATAAAACATAATGATTTATTCAATCAGTTCTGTACTGAGATTGAATATAATGAGTTCAAAGCTATAGGTGATAACAATGAGTAAAAAACTTTACTCAACATTGAGCGGACTTAAATCTATGAGAAGATTTAGTAAAGTTCAAAGAACTTGTCCCTATACTAATGAATATGGAATTAGAGATTATAAGAAAAAAATTTTAATTCCTATTCAAAAAATATCTAATGGTAGATGGATTTTCAAAGGTAGAAAATTTAATAAACTATCAGATATTAATTGGAGATTTTGCTAATGCCAAATGTTCCAATGAATATATCTAAAGTATTAGCCGAGCAATCGGCTAATACTCAACTTACTGAAAATGCTAAGTTAGACCCTGACGCAATCAGCAAGTTAAATTATGAAGTAATGTATAAAATGTTAGAGGGGGAAGTAGAAAAGTTAATAATAGAAAATACTGGCAACCCTTTAATAGACGACTTCAAAAAAAGGATTGTAAATAAATTTAGTTACTTAATACAAAAGTTAAGTAGCTAACTACAACCAAAACCGATAGCC